TGATGCGCCTTAGGAAAGGAAGCGAAGCTTATATAATGTGGAAAGGTACAGTTCAACAATGCCGTCAATCAGATTTTGAAGCGGTGTGTCAGTCTTTTCGCAGACCTCATACCGACATTTCTCAATCTCTTCAAGTTGATTCTCAAGAAACTCAACGACATTGGTTGTCTTCTTAGCAGATTGTAGTCCGATTGGACCAATTAAACCATGTCTGCCTTGATAAGCTTCAGCAAAACTATCAGCTAGATCAATGATGTTCTCATAGAACTTTTGCAGTGCTTTATGCTTGGCATACGAACGCGTGTTCAAGTGAACGCTATGCGTCACGTCACGGGCTAGAAACATCATTCCAACAAATTCAGCGCATTTCATTGTGGTGGCATCCCTTCAGGTGGCATCATGGGTTGTTCTGGCGGAGGCATCTGCTGTTCCATTGGCATTTCAAACGATTCACGCTCAGGCGCACCGCCAATCAGATCACCAGTATCTAGTGCTGCGGCAATAGTGCCTCGCACGATGTCTTGAATCTGCTCGAAGGTCATGCCAGCTTGAACTGCCGAGATACGTTTGGTTTCAGCGTCAAACGCTTTAATTTGCGCCTCGTAGTCTTTACGCTCCAAGTCCTGCACTTCAATCGACTTAGACACGTTCTGAAGCATAGTGTGCATCTGCTCCATTTCCTGAGCCATGCCCTGCATCTGCTGTTCGGCAGCCTGCAACGCTGGGTCTTTGTCGCCGTCTTCCATAAGCTTAGGATCAATGGTCTTGGCAAACCGCTTGGCCATCTCTTGAGCACCAGGCCAATCCATGTTCTTGATAAACAAGTCACCGGCGACCGCCCAAAGCTGTGGGTTGCCTTGCAACAGTTGAGCCATAGCTTCCAAAGCTTCCTGACGCTTGGTCATGTAGCTCGGACCAGTTGTTACCATGACGTCGTACTTACCAACGCCTGGGTTATAGATTTTCTCTATCACAATACCGGTTTGGTCAACAATTTTCTTAACCGGCTCTTGCTGCATTGGGTTGATCTTGACGGTGCTTACCTCGCCATCCTCACCAATGATGCGCGCGATGCGCTCGGTGTCGTAAATTTTAGGCACCAAGTTAATGATCTGACGCGTAATGTAACGCACAGCACGGGCGTAGTTATCAACATAGTGATAAGTTCCACGGTCTGTTTGACGCTCGCGAGCCAAGATGGCTTTACCCGAACGCTCGTTAGACACTTGACCTAAGCTTGAGTCATACTGACCAGTGGTCGCCTTAATGTCCTCAGAGGCGCCCATTTTGGCCTGTATAAGCCCCGTTTGAGCCATCGGAGGTAGCGCACGTTGCGGCAGTGGCAGCGGGCCGCCTTGACCGTCTGTGACGTCTGGATTGACCTCTAAGTACGGCCAATTGGTCGTGTTAGCAGTCTTCCACTGTTGCTCATAGCCTTCAAACTGGCCGCCGTACCCGATAAACGGTGCTTTTGGCGCCAAGGCAAGCATCTCAGCTTCTTGGCTGACCCAATAGTTGTACATACGCTGTGCATCTTTAGCGTTACGCACAATGCCCGACAGGTATAAACGCCCGTCGATCTCAAATTCGTTACCAATGACGCGCACAACGGGAATCCAATCGCCTGCCCAATCTTGCTCTTGAAGGACCTCAAAACCGTTGATTTTGCACCATTTAACCTTCTTAATGTCCACCGCGCGCGAGCGAATTGGCTTCATGCCACGCATGGCCATCTCGGCATCCTCTGCCGAGCCCGCAAACGCTGTGACGTTGCCGTAGTACAGGTTTAGCGTGGCTTTTTCGTGCTTGATGTAGAAGTACTCCGCGATGCGGACGGTGTCTTCGTTGATCCACGCGGAGAGCGACTGGTCGCCGACACCTTGCTGCTGGAGCGAGGAGTGCGGGAGCGCGTCGGGGAACTGACGCTCGTACTCTTCTTTGGTGATGTCTTCGCAGATGAAGCACCAGTTCGCGTCCGCACCGCAGGGGTCTTGGATGGTGGGGTCCATATAAACAGAAAACGAATTGCGGACCCGACCGATCTTAATATCTTGGTTAAAACTGTCATCGTCGCAGTACTCCGTCAGCAGTCGGATGTAGCCTTCGCCATAAGCGACTTGGTTTTCACACGCGGTGTCGTACGCAACATCAGCGTCTGACAGGTATTCGATATGGCGTACCATACCGTTGAAAATCTCAGCTACTTCGACGTCCGCCTTGTCATCCACGGGGATGACTTTACCGCTTGGACGATTCTGGCGCTGATCGTTGGTGATCTCACGTACGTGCTGGGGAAGCTTGTTAATAGTCAGACAAGGACGTGCGTTAATCGTCTGCCCTTGCACGGCGCCGCGGGTTGCCAACACATCGGCTGGCCACTGATATTGGTTATCCGGACTTGCGGCAAAGAATCGTAGGTCGTCTAGCTCGTCTTCTCTAGACTCACTAAATGCCGCAATAGCCATCTTTAGGCGGCTGCGGGCGGTCGAGAGAAGATCGTCGTTTTTCATACTAGCCCTATGACATCTTTGTCTTTCATAACTACGCAGTCTTCGTAAGTCTGATCAATCGTGCCACTATACATGACATGGTCGCCCACCGACACCATAAGCGGTCGACTTGAGCCTTTCTTGCCTGGACCGACTGCCACAACCGTGCCGGTACGCATATCTTCTTCAGGCAAAATCAATAACCCGCTCTGGATGAACGGGTCGGGCAAAACTACGATGTTATCGTTTAGTGGCTTTAGCATTTTGTTTAACAGAGTAGGCGATGGCCACGGCTTGCTTGATAGGCTTGCCGGCTTTAACTTCCGCTTTAACATTAGCGCGGAAAGCTTCTTTTGTAGGTGACTTCTTTAAGGGCATACTATTTCTTCTTTGCAGTCTTTGCCGATTGCTTGAAATCTTTAGCAGTTGGCGCGTTTTTGCTGCCGACTTTATTCATTTTTTCGCCAGAACCCGCGGCAATGCGCTCGCGTTTGGCGTGAATATTTGCATAGAGTCCAGGTTTTGTAGCCATGATTAACACTTCCATCGTTTAAGAGAAGCCTTAGCACGTTCGCCGTTCTCAGCCTTAGCCGCAACCGCGCCCATTCTTGCACAAAAAGACGCTTTGCGTCCCGCATCTGCTTTAGTCTTTGGATTTGGAGCTGGTGCTTTAAGATTACTACCCGTAGCGGCGTTGTATTTCTCGCGACCTTTGGCAGTCAGTCCAGCGCCCTGCTTAACAGATAGCTTTTCGCCCCGCCCAACAGATAATGACACGGATTTCTTTGCCATCACGCACCCATCCATGAAGTTAGTACTCCGCTTGCAGAATACCCCCTGCGTGGGGACTTGTCAACAGTTTCACGATGCGCCATCGGAAAGGCAAAGGTCACACATATCGCGTCTGCCGCATCCGGTGAGGCCAAGCCTCTAGAGCGCATGTCCTTTTTGCTCTCTAAAAAGATCGTGCCCTTAGAGTCAGGCTTCATCATGGGCGAAATGAGGTCACTCTTGAGCATTCGGTCACTAGGGATCGACGCAGACTTCAACCATTCACGCATCGAGCCCCACATCTCTGCCCGTTTGTTGCCGTACATGAGCGGGTTCTTGCTTTTGTTACCAAAGTTCACACCCCGAATCTTGTAGCGCTGCTCTTTCAAGCGATCCACGACCCCTCCGCCCACGCCGCCCTCGTCAATCACAACCATTGCGGGTGAGTATTCTTCAATCGCCTCGATAATGTGGCCGACCACCGTCATCGTGTCATCGCCCCGATAGCGTTTGATGTCAATAATGTCCCGCCCTTGCCTGACTGCGATAACCGTTGCGTCCGCCCCGAACCGTGCGGGGTCTACGCCCAACACAATGGGTGCTGACTGATCCTTGTAGCGGGGGCGTTTCATGGCGTCATCCACCGTCTGCGCCGAGATGAACTGATCATCGCTTGCGTTGGGGAACTCACCATAGACTTCTACGTGCGCCTGACTTGAGTCAGGCCCATATTCATCAATAATCTGCTGATAGACCGCTTTGTCCGTACCCTCGACCGTGCGGGCGTCCACGACTTGTGTGCGCCAGAACTCACGCTTGGCGTGAAAGCACTCGTAGAAGTAGCCCGAGTTACGCCGAGGGTTAGAGAACGCCAACCAAAAGCGGTTCGGTGTGTTCTCGGTAAAGAACCCAGAGGTCACCGCCCAGATGGCGTCGTCAATACCCGAGGCTTCATCAAAGATCACCATCACACCGTCGTAGTTGTGCACACCCGCGTATGCGTCTGGATTCTCGCTTGACCACAAACGACCTTCCACCGACCAGTAGCGCGTGCCTTTCTTTAAGTCGCGCTCAACCAGTTCCGTTAGCCATTTGGCGGGCATGAGTCGGGTGGCTGACACTTCAAACCAATGGCTGTTAATCGCCATCGCCAACCACTTAGTGATCTCCGCCCATGTGACTGACCTGAGCTGACTCTCAGAGTTGGCCGATATGATGGTCGTTGACCCGATCCTGGTGGACAGCATCCAGATCGTGATCCAACTAACAAGTGCCGACTTGCCAATACCGCGCCCCGAGCTCACCGATTGGCGTAGCGTGTCAAAGTCAACCTTACCTTTGTTCTGCGCGATGTGGTCGCCGATCTGCTGGAGCACCACCCGTTGCCACTTGCGTGGCCCCGAGAAATGCTCCAGAGGCGTGCCCTTCACGCCCCACGGGAATACTAACGCAACAAACGCTAGCGGGTTATCTCTGATCGCGGGCGACCACAGCCTCGCCATTAACTCTTGTTCGTCCTGCGCTGAGTATATTGTTGTCTGCAAGTGTGTCGTCCTGTAAGTGCGTAATGTCTATCACAC